AAATGCATCATTTAATCCAAGCATTGCAAATCAACAATCACAAGTTATGACACAACCAATGCAAACAACACAACCAACTTTTGCAGATAGACTGCGTGATTTTAGTCAAGTTTATAATGATTTCTTAACTGGACAAGCAATTGCAGGAAAAGCAAGTTTAGACCCATCTAGTGGTGATCAAGCTTTTGTAGATGCTATGGGTTTACAAAACGTGCAAAACCAAGCCCTTGCAAGAAATGAACTAGCAAATACACTTCGTCAACAACAAATTGCAAATCAAACTCCACAACAAAAAAATTATTTATTTAGACAGAGTTTACCACCACAAGAACAAAAAGAATTTGATAAATATTTAACGAGTGCAAGTAAGGGAAATCTTCCAGCATCTATTCAAGAATATTTACTATTGGAACAAATTCGAAATGCATTTGGAAATAATTCACAACAAGAAAAAGATTTTTTTAAATTAAAAAGAAGAGGTTTTGACGTTAAAGATTTAGGTAATTCCTTGGCTGTAATAGATAACACTGGTACAATAATTCAAACTATTCCTAAAGGTGTAACACCTGACAATCAACCTCAAAATATTATACAAAAACAAGAAGCAGAGGCTTTAGGAAAAGAATTAGGTAATTTAAAACTTCAATATCCAGCTATTAAAGCTGATCTTAGAGATAAAATACAAACGATTGATAGAATATTAAATTATAAAGACCTTGATTCATATCTAGGTGCTATTCAAGGCAGGGGTTTAACACGTACAATTTTAGATAGTGAAAGACAAGATTTTTTAGCTGATTTAGAGAAAATTACAAGCCAAGAATTCTTAGCACAATTTGGTAAACTAAGAGGTGGTGGTTCAATTACTGAGATAGAGGGTGCAAAGGCAACTAGTGCAAGTACAACTTTACGCACAACACTTTCAGAAAAAAGATTTAGAGAAGAACTAAAAAGACTTAAAGAGGTTGCTGAACTTGGTGTAGAAAGAAAATATGGTCAAATTAAAAGTATTGAAAGTGGTAATTTTGATATAGATACACCATCAAATGCAAATGAAGAATTAATTTACAACCCAGATACTGGTGAATTATTAGATTCAAAAGGAAACGTTGTTAAATGAAAAAAGTAACATTACCAAATGGAGAAGTAATAAATTTTCCTGATACAATGAGTGCATCTGAAATAAAAGATGTAATTAAAAATAGAAAAGTTCAAAAACAAGATACTGACACAAATCAATCTAAATTTAACCCAACTGCAATGGACAAATTACGTTTAGGTTTACAAGGTGCAACTTTTTCTGGTGGTGATGAAATTGTTGCTGGTATAAAAGCACCTTTTTCTGACAAAACATATAGCGAGTTGTTAAAAGAAGAACGTAAAGCTATTGAAGATTATAGAAAAGCTAGACCTTTAGAGGCTTTAGGTTTAGAGGTAGCTGGTGCATTACCTACGGCTATTGGTTCTGGTGTAGGTTTATTAAGATTAATACCACGGTTAGCAAAAGCATCTAATTTAACTAAAGCTGTTGGTATAGGTGGTATTGAAGGTGCAACTTACGGTTTTGGCTCTGGTGAGGGGGTTGCAGATAGACTTAAACAAAGTGCTATTGGTGGTACTGTTGGAAGTGCTGGAGGTGGGTTTTTATCAACCCTTGGTAACGCATTAAACAGTGCTAGACGAAGAATTTTCAATAATCAAGCCACACGAACTGACAGAGAGGCCAATAAAATAATAAAAAAGGCACTTGATGCTGATGATATAAAACTTGATGATTTACAAAAAGCCTCAGATCAAATTCAAAGTACGTTACCTAAAACATTAACTGATCTAGCTGATGCTAATACACGAGGACTATCATATGTTGCTAGTCAAGGACAATCAAAAGGTAAAAAAATTGCCGAAGACTTTTTAACACAAAGAAATGTTCAAGCCTCTGATAGAGTTGTAAATAATGTCCAAACATTTTTAAATCCTACAAAAGCTAGAAATGTTGATGATATTACAAATCAGTTACAAAGCGAAGCTAATGTATTGTATGATAATGCCTATACAACAAATAGTGTTCCTAATTTAATTGATAAAGATAGTGTAAAAGATTTTTATAATCTTGATGTATTTCAAAAAGCAATAAAAGAAACTAGAGATTTAGTTTCCTTAGATTCTTTAGAAAACCCTCAAGCATTACAGAACTTTGATAATATTTTTAAAGTTAATAAAACTTCAAAAAAGTATGAAATTACAGATGATATACCTATTGAATTTGCTGATAAAATCAAACAAGGAATAGATGCTTTTATAGAAAAAAATTCATCAACTGCATTAAAACAAGGAAGTCTAAGTAAAACTGCAAAAAGAAAAGTTGTTGGTTTGCAAAAAAAATATTTAGAAACACTAGATAATCAGAATCTAATTTATAAAAATGCACGACAAATCTTTAGTGATAAAACATCTATTCAAGATGCTTTTGATGAGGGTATGAAATATAAACGATTAGATATTGATGAATTGTCTGATACTTACAAGGCATTAAAAACAACACCTGAAAAAAAAGCATTTAGATTAGGTGTTTCAAAAGCTGTAAATGAAGAGGTAATAAAAAAACCTGATAGTGCAAGTGATGTTTATAAAACTATATTAGGTTCAAATAAAAAGAAAAAATTGTTTGAAATAATAGCACCTGACAAAAAATCTTACAATAATTTTATTAGAAATCTTGAGAGTGAAAATAAAATGTTTAGAACCCAAAAAGATGTTTTATTAAATAGTAAAACTAATCCAAGAGAATTATTTGCAAGTACAGTTGACAAGGCATTAAACCCCCAAGGTGTTGTGAAGGAATTTGCAAAAGGTGTTGAAAATTTTATTGTAGGAAGAAACCCTCAAGAACTAAGAACAGCAATTATTGATAAAACTTTAAATCCAAATAGCAGAAGTCAAGTCATACAACAATTAATAGATGCTGATAAAAAAAATTTAATGAGAGGGTTGCTTGATACTCAACCACTTTTATACCCATCAATAATATCAACAAAACAAGGACTTTTAGAATAGGAGAAAATTATGTCTAAAAATTCAGTTAACGATTATTCAAGTACTGCTGATTCAAATACAGATGTAGGAGGCATTTCGATTGCTGAAGGCATGTTGCCTTCAAATGTCAATAATAGTCTAAGGGAAATAATGAGTCATACTGCTGATTGGGTTGCAGGAACAACTCCACTATCTACTATAAATATAGATGGAGGTGCGATTGATGGAGTAAATCTTGGGGCAAACTCCGCAGGAACTGTTGCAGGAACTACTGGGTCATTTTCGAGTGTTGTTAGTTTTGCAAGTGGTACGAGTTCAGCACCTTCTTTAACTAATACTGGTGATACCAATACTGGATTATATTTTAGTGGTGCAGATGAAGTCAGTTTAACAACTGGTGGTACACAAAGATTAAGTGTTGATGCAAATGGACATCTAAATATTAATAATTCTTCCAGTGCAGATGTTTCAATAGTTTCTCCTGCTAGTACAGTTACTTTAGATTTTAACACTGCACAAAATTTTCAAATTACGTTAGATCAAAATATTACTTTAGCTTCAAGTAATTTAAATGTTGGTATGACTGGATCAATATTTTTAGTGCAAAATAGTTCAGGTTCTAACACTGTTTCTTTTGGTTCAAATTTTAAATTTTCTGGTGCTACTGCACCAACTCTAACAACCACTGCTAATGCAGTAGATGTCATTTTTTTTCAAGTAAAATCATCAACTGAAATTGTTGCAGTGGCACTTTTAAATATATCATAGGTTAACATGGTTTTTCAAAATGAAATTTTAGCCGGGTCAAGTGGCTCAAGTGCATCAAGTGTATATAAAATAGACCAGTCAATTAGGTTTAATGATGATGACAGTGCGCTTATGTCAAGAACTCCTTCACAAGCATCATCAAGTCAAAGAGCTTTTACAATTTCATTTTGGACTAAAAGAGGTAATTTAACTTCTGGAAATAGAGGATTATTTGCTTGGCAGGGGGCAAATGATAACAGTGAATTAAGATTATTTTTTGATGATAATCAATTAAGATTTCAATATATAGATAATAATAGTTATGTGTCAAGACTTGATACGAGCAAACTTTTCAGGGATGTGTCGTCTTGGTATCACGTAGTTGCAGTATCTGATACTGAAAATGCAATAGCAACTGAGAGATGGATAATATACGTTAATGGAGTTAGAGAAACAGCTTTTGAAAGTACACTTTATCCATCACAGAATGTTAATATTGCACTTTTTAGTAGTACAAGTTATTTGACAGTGATTGGAAGAACAAGAAGTGCTAGTACAAGCACATATGATGGATATATTGCAGAAATAAATGTTTTAGATGGTTATGCATATGATCCTAGTTATTTTGGTGAAACCAATGAAAACGGAATCTGGGTGCCTAAAGAATATAGTGGTAGTTATGGAACAAATGGGTTTTATATTAAAGGTGCTGATGCAAGTAATTTAGGTGCAGATAGTTCAGGTAATGGAAATAATTTTACCACCAGTGGTCTTGCATCACATGATCAAGTTAGTGACTCACCTACGAATAATTGGTGTACATGGAATATAAACGACAAAACACCTACCTCAGTTCAAACTATATCAAATGGAAACTTACAAGTAGTTACTTCTGGTGCTACTTCTGCTGATGGAATATCTGGAACTCAGGGTATTACTTCTGGTATATGGTATTGGGAAAGTCGTCAACAAACTGCACAAGTATTTAATTGTTATATTGGCATTAAAAGTACTGAAGTATCTAATAATAAATTACCACCTACAAACACTCCTGATAATGGTGGTTCAGCAATAGGTTATTGGGGTTCAGGTTTATATAAAGATGGCTCAAAAGTGCAAGATGTTACAACTTCTGGTAATGGTGATATAGTAGGAATAGTTGTAAATTTAGATGCCTCTCCACAAACTGTGCAATTTTATAGAAATGGTTCAACATCTGGCACTGCTATACAAATATCAAGTGGTTTCACATGGCTACCAATAAGCAGTACCAATAGTAGTGGTTATTCACCCGGAACTACTTCAATGACTAATTTTGGTCAAGACAGTACATTTGGAGGACAAATTAGTGCATCTACAAATACTGATGCTAATGGATTAGGTAATTTTAAATATAGTGTGCCTAGTAATGCACTTGCAATTTGCACAAAAAATTTAGGGAGTTAATATGCCAACACCAACAATTATAAAAGGGGAAGAACATTTTTTTACAACCATTTATTTTGGTAATAGTGGTGGGCAACGAGTGGGTCGTTTTATACCTTTTACTGACCAAGCTACTATTGCTAATAGTTGTATATTTAATTCTGCTGATAGTGCTAAATTAGAAAGAACTCCAAGTTCAAATGGTAATAGAAAAACTTTTACTGTTAGTGCATGGATTAAACGAGGTGCGTTAGGTACAGAACAACATATATGTTCATCTTGGGATGGTTCTTCGAATGACAATAATTCTATGTGGGAATTTAGATTTCTAGCTGCAAACACTATAAGTATTTCAAGATATACTAATAATATTTTGATAACTAATAGAACTTTTGAAGATACCTCTAAATTTTATCATGTACTAATGGCAGTTGATACCACTCAAGGCACAGCTAGTAATAGAGTCAAGTTGTATGTTGATGGTGATGAAATTACTTCGTTTGGAACTGATAACAGAAGTTCAGTTGCCCAAGATTTTGATACAGCATTTAACAATACTGCTGATGCCTGTGTTGTAGGAAACAGAAAAAGTGAAAGTAAATATTTTAATGGCTATATGGCTGAAGTTAATCTTGTAGATGGTCAAGCATTACTACCAGCATCTTTTGGAATTACTGACACTTCAACTGGTCGTTGGATTCCAAAAGCTGTTGAACCTTATCCCACAACCACAACTAATATTGCAGTTACAGTTGTTGATAGTGGTGGAAATAAATTTGCTATTGATGGTGTTACTCAAGACACAATAACCTTTATTGAAGGCGCAACTTATGTATTTTCGTATCCTTCAGCACACCCTTTTGCATTATCAACCACAAATGGGGGTATACATTCAGGAGGAAGTGAATATGTTACTGGAGTTACTAGAGATACTTCAGCTAATACTTTAAGTTATGTAGTTCCTGCCTCTGCACCTCAATTATATTATTATTGTACAAATCATTCTGGCATGGGTGGTATTGCAAATACACAAAGTGCCTATGGTGTAAATGGATTTAGATTAACATTTTCTGATTCTAGTAATTTAGGTGCTGATAGCAGTGGAAATTCAAATTCGCTAACTGCTACAAATTTAGCAAGTACAGACCAGACCACTGATAGTCCTAACCAGAATCATGCGACTTTTGGTTCTAATAGAACAGCAAATAGTCCTACGTTATCTGAAGGTAATTTAAGTATTACTGCTCCATCAAGTAATTATGGTAAAGCATCAATAGAAAAAATTTTCAACTCAAACATAAGTTCTGGTTTATATTGGGAATATACTGATGGAAGTACAAATGGATTTGAAGGTGGTATAATTAAATCATCAAAAGGTAAACCTCAAACATCAGAAGGTGAAACAGATGGAGTTATTTTACAAAGACGTGGTTCAGGTGGTGGTAATACTTATTGGATAAAAAAAAATGATAGTGATTATGCAGATACCAGTGTTAGTCATTCAAGTGGAGATAAAATAGGCATAGCTGTTAAAGATAATAAAATATGGTTTGCTGTTAACAATACTTGGGTATTAAGTGGTGACCCAACTAATGGAACTAACCCAGCCTCTACATTAGATGATACATCATATATGGCTATGTTAGGTTGTTATGGTAGTACAACAGTTTCAGCTAACTTTGGTCAAAAAAGTTTTTCATACACTCCACCAACTGGTTTTTTGGCTTTACAACAGGACAACTTACCAGAAACAGATAAAGGTGTAAGTGGATTAACTTGGACTAAAAATAGAGATGGATCAGATTGGCACTATCTTGTTGACTCCAGCAGAGGTAATACAAAAGTTTTAAATTCAAATAGCAATGCAATAGAAGAAACACATCAAGATGGAGTTCAAAAATTTTTAAAAGGTGGTATTTCTATTGAAGATAGAGATAATGTAAATAAATCAGGTAATTCATTTGTTAACTGGACTTGGGTAGCAAATGCAGGAACAACTTCAACTAATACTGATGGTTCACTCACTAGCACAGTACAAGTGAACCAAACTTCTGGATTTAGTATTGTGCAAGGTAAATATTTTGATGGCACTTTGGGACATGGGTTATCACAAACTCCTGAATGGATTATCTACAAAGAAACTTCACCTAACGTAAATAGTTGGTTTGTTTATCATAAAGATTTACCATCATCTAATTATTATTTGTGGTTAAACTCAACTCAGGCTCAACTTAATTATGGTTCTACATTATTTGCACCAACATCAACTACTTTTGCAACTAATTTAGCAACTGTATCAAATAGGGATGCTGTTGCCTACTGTTGGCATGGAGTTGAAGGTTTTAGTAAATTTGGTAGCTACACTGGAAATGGTAATTCTAATGGGACATTTATTTATACAGGGTTTAAACCATCTTGGCTTATGATTAAGTCATCTTCACACGCAGTATCTTGGTACATTTTTGACAATAAAAGAAATCCAATAAATCCTGCTGGAAAAAGACTTATAGCAGATGGTAATAATGCAGAAGATGCTGGAACAACAGAAGCATTTGATTTTTTAAGTAATGGTTTTAAATTAAGAAATACATCTAATGGTACAAATGGGAGTGGGAGGACATATATTTACATGGCTTTTGCTGAACATCCATTTATTGGTGATGGTGTATCTCCAGTAACTGCTCGTTAAAAAAATAAAAAAATTTAAATAAAAAGGAGAAAATTATGGCATATGCTTATGTTAAAGCAGATCAAGTTGTTAAAATATTAAATACAAGTCAACCTTTTACAGACCCTGCGACAGAAATTCAACATTCAAGCAATATATTTTCTTTATGGACAGATGAAGAAAAAGCAAAAATAGGTTTATACCCAGTACAACAATCAGGAATGGTTGATAATAATTTTTATACCCAATCTGCTACCACCTACAACTTTGATAAAGAAAAAAATATTGTTTATGAAGTAATAGAAAGCAAAGAAAAAAATATTAATGATGTCAATGAAGTTGATGCTGATGGTAAACCATTATTAGATGATAAAGGTAAACAAGTTGTAACAAAAGGTTTAAAATCTATTTGGATTGAAACTACAAAAAAAACTGCATATAATTTATTGTTACCTACAGACTGGTATATAATAAGAAATGTAGAAGATAATACACAAGCTATACCAAGTGATGTAGTTTCATTTAGAAAAAATGTTAAAACAGCATGTACAACTATTGAAACTGCAATTAATGATTGTGATACATTAGAAAAGATAAAAACATTATTTATAGTGCCAGTAGATTCAGAGGGAAAAGTAACTGGAAATGCACCTATTAACGATTTTCCTGAACCTTATGAAAGCTAAAAATGGAGTTTTTTACAACTGCGCTAGTAGGAATAAAAGTTGTAGAAAAATCATTTGATTTCATTAAAAAAAGTATTAATACTGTTCAAGATATATCTGAAATAGGTAATCAAATTGAATCTTTTTTAGATGGTCATGATGATTTACAAAAAAAAAGATTTAAAAAAAATAATGACCCTTTTGCTTTGAAAAGTATTGCTCAAGAAGTCATTGATGCAAAATTAGCGCATGAAAAAATGGTTGAATTATCTACCTTAATTGATTTACGATTTGGTCATGGTTGCTGGGCAAAAATAGTTTCATTAAGAAGACAAAGAATTAAAGAAGAACAAGAAAGAATAAAAAAAGAAAGAATATTACAAATAAGAAAAAGAAACGAATTTTATAAAGAACTGAAAAAATTTACGATTGTTCTTTTTTCAATGGGTGTTTTATTTACAATAATATTTTTAGGGTTTTTTATATGAGCAAACTAACAGAATTAGAAGAGGGTAAATTACTCCAAGCGGTAGAAAATTTAACCAGTGAATGTAAAACTTTAAATATAAGAGTGCGTTCACTTGAGTTACAATTAGCTAGAGGTAAAGGGGTTCTTTCAGCGGTAGTTGTGGTTTCATCAAGTTTAGGTGCGGTCATTTCTACCCTTTTACATAAGTGAATAAACAATATTTTCAGGGCAAATCATCTGAACATTTTGTTGCGTTTTTTTTAAATTTAAATGGTTACAGAACGTCAATTGTAAATCAAATGGGTTACGATTTAATAACTACTGTAGATAATATTATGTACAAAATAGAAGTTAAATCGAGTTCAAGTAGAATAAAAAATAGAAAGGCATTTAAATTTTCTACAAAACAAGGAAAAAAAAATAGAAAATTATCTGAAAATTTAGACTCAGATATAGTTGCTTTTGTGATGATTTATCAAAATCTTACACCTAGAATTTATTTTAAACCAACTTTTAAAATTACTGGGTTATCACATTCTATTTATGACATTCATATTAACATTAACATGGAGATAGATACATTCAATGAGTCAATTATGCAATTGGGAGGAAATTAAATTTTTTAAAAAAGAAGAATTTAATTGTAGTCATACTGGTAAAAACGAAATGAATCATGTATTTATGCAGAAATTAGACTGCCTAAGAAAACTAATTCAAAGACCATTAGTGGTTTCAAGTGGGTTTAGAGATGTTACACACCCTATTGAAAGTGCAAAAACAAAGGCAGGAATGCACACAAAAGGCATTGCAGTTGATTTACTTTCATCACATCAACATGCAATGAGTATTGTAAAACATGCTATGGATTTAGGAATCAAAGGTATAGGTGTTAAGCAAAAAGGTGATTATGGATCAAGATTTATTCATTTAGATGCGAGAGAAACACCAGCATTTTGGAGTTATTAATGATTTTTGGAACAATTATTTCAGCAGTCAGCAGTTTAGGTAAAACATGGTTAGAAAACAAAAAGATTAAAAATCAGCAAAAGATGCAACTAGCTGAAGCACAAGTAAAAGCAGAAATAAAAAAAATAGAATTATCTGCTGAAGAAACTAAAGGTGATACAAATTATGATCTAGAGGTTTTAAAAAATCAAAAACATACACTTAAAGATGAGTATGCTTTATTGATAGTAACGTTACCTTTTGTGTTGTCTTTTATACCTTTTACACAAGATTATATTGTAAAGGGTTGGGAGTATTTACAACAAGCACCCTCGTGGTATTCTGGTATTTTTGTTGGTTCTATAGCAGGATCATTGGGTTTAAGATTTATAACTAAAAAATTATTTAAGCAAAAATGACTAACATTATGACTAATTTTTTTTGTATATTTAAACACAAATGTAATATATCAATACTTATAAAGTTAAACAAAAAATGAAATTTTATGACTAACTACAAAAACATATTACTTTCAAACGTTTAACTGGAATTGTTCTGTCTTTCAAGACCAGTGCATTCAACCGCTCTGCCATCTCTCCAAATTCATTGTATCTGCCCATTCTAGGGCAAAAAAATAAACTTTCAACGTTTATTTTATCAGTTATACACACTTTCCCTAATTTTTATTTTTGGTATTTTATGTAATTTATTACATTTATATAATTGCATAAGATGTAATATTTTAAACATTTCTGTAATTTTTATAAAAATAAAATACTTATTAAATCAATAACTTATATAAAAAACTACACTGGTTACAAAAAGAAGTAAAAAAAATTGTTGAATTATATACCATTTTAAATTATGTTTAGATGTATAATAAAATAAATAAAAAGATAAGGAAAACAATAAAAAATGAAAATAATATTTAAAAAACCGTATAAGTATTTTAATAAAAATAAAAATAAATATTATTATTGTCAGAGATACATTTTAAAATGCGAAGATTATAAAATAGAAAAACGAACAACTTGCGCTTTTGAAAAAATTAAAAAAATTAAAGAACAAATTATAGAAAAATATCAAAATGCAACAAAAGAAAATTTAATGCATTTAGAAAAAAAACGCACGTATGTTATTAGAAAAAAAACAATTAATAATTTGCATACAATTTATTTTAATGAATTAAAAGCAGATGTTGAAAGACGTAAACTACCAAAAGAAGATGGTATTCTGCAAGTTACTTATGATACCTTATACTATCATTCTAAAAAAATACAAAAACATATTCCAAATTTTCTTTATGAAAAATGTGAAAATATTAATCAAGAATGGGTTGAAAAAATAAAATCTAAATTACGAAATAGTCAAAATTTTAGTCTTAATAAAAGAATTAAATGTTATAATCTTATAAAAAAAATAATAATTAAGGGTCAAAAATTAGGGTGGATAGAAAATAGTTTGATATTTGATGAAATTACAAGAGGAAGAATAAATAAAAATAAAAGTGATATATTACCAACACCTTCAAAAGATCAAGCTTTGCAGATTATAAACAACCTACCTTACAAACAAAGTGTCGTTACAACAGTTATTGCAAAAACTGGTATAAGAATATCTGAATTAAATGCACTACAATGGCAAGACATTGATGTGAAAAAAAATTTGCTGCAAATAAAAAGAACAATTAGTGGTAAGGGTGAAATAATAAAAGAAGGTAAGACTGAAAATGCTATTAGATGTATACCCATTAATGATAGACTTATAAAATTATTATATGACTATAAAAAATCGTTAGGCAATATACCGTTAAAAAATGATTTTATTTTTACAAAAAAAAATGGTCAACCAGATACAAAAGAAACTAATTATAATGCAATTAAAAAAGTATGTATTGAATTAGGTTTTACAAAAAAAAGTAAAAATAAAAAAGGCCAAACTATAACAACAACTTTATTTGGCAGTCATGCTTTCAGACGTTTTTTCAGAACACAATGTGAAAAACAAGGAATACATAGCCTAGCTATAGATTATATTCTAGGACACTCTTCAAAAGGTAGTATAGGTGAGAAAACGTACACAGATAGGCAACAGTTAGTAGAAAAAAATTCTATATCATATGATCCATTAGATACATAAAAAACGCACTGTACCCCTTTTAAATCTGTTAGTTTTTTTTAAATGTAAGTTCAAAATAAACTTCTTCACAATTTTTATGGCAAAATCTATGTTTGCCTTGAAAATTTATAAAACCATATTCCATTGTTGCAGTATCTATTATTTCTTCGCATATAGGACATTGTGTTTTATAATATGTTTCACCTTTATTTCTCTTTATCACTATTTGCAAACGTGTTTCCAATATATATATTTATTATTATCATCTATAAAAGGTAAAAATTGTTTTGTTTTTTTGTCAATTAAAGTTTTACCCATATATTTAAATTTACATTCCTTAAGCATTCTTTGCTCAGTTTCTAATTGATAAAAATAATCATCATTAAAAAATTTAATTGATGAATATGTCATAGCTATTGCTGAAAAAATTGTAATAATCATATTTACCTCCTAAAATGGTATTTCGTCATCTAAAGAAATATTTTTATCTTTATTGGTTTCGTTTTTTGCATCAGGCATAAATTCAAATTTATCAAAAATACATGAATAACCATGTTTTGTATTACCGTCTGCATCTTTATATTCATTGCTTTGTAACGTTCCAGTAAAAACAACACCTTTACCTTTTTTAAAAAAATTATGTAAAGCTAACGCACGTTTTTCAGATAAAATAACACAATCTAGCCATGTGGTTGTCCTGCTATCTTTAGAACCACTACTGTTACTTGCAATACTAAAAGTTAAAATTTTCGATCCATTTTTAGTATCTCGAAGTTCAGCATCTTTACCTAGTCTGCCACTACCTTGAACATTTAACATGAAAAACTCCTATCCATTTGTTGTTTGATTAATATTATTTACAAAAGCTTGATAATCTTCAAATAATTTCTTCTCCCATTTTTCTTTGGGTTCATATTTATTTTTAATATCAACACAAATTTTCATTAAATATTTGTTTAATTTACCTTCACATTCTGAAACTTTCTCATACAAATCTGGATAATGTTTTTTAAAAATATAACCAACATTTACTGCATTTTCTTCTGATATGTTTTGTTTATCATTGCGATATGTTTTTGATACTGACGTACTATCTAAATCTTCAACATATTCTGCTAAACCTAAAATATTTTGTAATCCATAACGTCTATTATAAGTAATACTTGCCCCCATACTTTGATTTTTAGAATTTTGCCCTTTTTCATCATTATATAAAGGTATACCATCATCATTTATGTATCCTCCATCTTTATGCACAATTTTAGTTTGTAAAACCCACTCAGAGTCTACTTTAATGACTATTTGCGTTAGATATAAATAATGCTTATTTAAAATAGGTTTTACTTTTGCTATAAGCATATCAATTGGATAATAATCATTACGCATACCTGATTTTTTTTCGCCATCTATACCCTTAAAATCTTTTTGAAAAGCTAAAATAGATTCATGAATTTTACTTACATTTTCCATAATTTTTTCCCCTTATTAACTATTGTTTCTCCATAATCATAATAAAAACTTTCCCAGTCAGGTGGTTCAACTAGTTCAATAATTTCTTTAATGGTTTTTGTTTTTTTTAAAATATTTTGTCTTACAAGTGCTAAATTTCTCGCTCTGTTAATTTGTTTTTTTAAATTATCTTTATTAAGTAATTCACAATTATTTTCATCAAAAACGTAAGATTCTGAGTTTGTTGCATATATTAAAATAGGTTTTAATTGTGTTGCCTTTGCATACAAAGCTACTTGCATAACATCATTAATGAGAGGTTCATGAACAATGGGTGCTGAACTCATTTTAAAATGTTCTTCTACAAATGTTTTTATACATTTTGTTTTTTTTAATTTAATAAATTCATCTGCATCTTTTTCATGTTCAAAATTTTTTTTTTGTTTACTTAATTCATTATTTGACAATATCCATTGCACTTGCCATTTTGCTTTTACTTTTGTGATGCGATTCCATTTTGTTTTTAATTCAATAACGTGATCTTTTGTGCGAAAATCAGTGTATCCATTTATATTTACTTCTAGGTCATTAAGTGATAAATTAATAGGTTGTTCTGTTGAACATGTTTTAAGATTTATTTGCGCTTTAAAAAATCCATTTTTTATATTTTCATAAACATCTAAAAATATTGTTTCATATTGATCACGTTTATAAAAATCTATTGGTTCATAAAAATTTTTATGTTGTTTAATAAAATTTAATATTTCTTTTAATATTTTTTCGAATGATAAACCTTGAACATCAACATAATTTATTAGATCACCACAAGCTGATCCATATATAGCAGAAACATTTTTTTTACTTTTTTTTAAATCTTCAACATCAAAAATAAATTTTTCTAGAATAAATTTACTTAAAGGTATTTTTAAAGTTGATGGTGATAAAGAAAATAAATTCCAATGTTCTGCCCATTCTGGTGGGTTTAATACTAAATTTTGTGTTTCAGTATCGCTAGGAGGCTCTATTTTGTGTAAATTAAAAACTCTATTCATACTACTACATATTGATATCTTTATATTTATATACCATTATGTAGTGTAGAAATCAAATAAAATATTACATTTATGTATTTTTTTTAAATATGATGCAAAATTGCAACTACTTTTGTTAGTTTTTTAATATAAGAATGTGGAATTTTTTTATTAGTAACATGTTTAAAAATTACTGATTTTTTGGATTCACAAGTTAAAACAATATGTTCTGGATCAATTTCTTTTATTTGTCTTACAGTTGCAATGACTTCATTTTTATTTTTGGGGTCTGCAACTTGTACTAAAACTAAATCATCTTTTGTATAATTAATATTTCTATCACATAATACATATTGACTAGGTAATATTACTGGCATCATACATGCAGTTGTTACCTGAACTAAAAATTGATTTTTTTTAATACACCAATTTGCATAGTCAATTGGCTCTTCATTTGTCATATTAATACTAGAATTTATATTTCTTGTTCCAAATATAGGTGTTTTTTGTTCTTGAATTATTTGTACATTTTGTTTTACAGTCGTTTTTTCTGTTGTTAAATTATAATGTGCGTTCATTATCTCAGCAACTTCGATATTACATGCATCAGCTAATTTATGGAGTGTTTCAACTCGCAAACGTCTTTTGCCAGTTTTTTCTAAACGTGAAATTTCAGCTTGTGTAACACCAATTTTTTGAGCCAACTCGTTTTGTGTTAACCCAAGTTTTGCTCTGTAATAAGCAATAACATTTTTCTTCATAGTGCCTAAGTCCTCATTTTCCCTAGAAAAACACTTAATTGTTTTTTCCTTATCAATACTTAGGGTGAATAAAATAATTATATACCATATTAAGTATTATTTGTAAAACAAAAAAAAATTATTGAATTTTAAGTTTTATTCCATTATACATAAATGTAATATAATACAACATTTTGTAATATGAAATTACATGATTATTTGATAGAAAATGTTTTATCTGAAAAAGAATTTGCTGACCAAATAGGGGTTAAGCAACCTACTATTTCTCGCTATATAAATAAATATCGTATTCCAAAAAAACACATTTTACAAAAAATAAGTGAAGTTACAAAAGATCAAGTTAATGAAAATGACTTTGCAAAACAAATTCACTGGAAACAAAGGGTAGTTAATGGGCAAAATGCAAAGAAATAAGGGTGCAAACTTTGAAAGAGAAGTTGTAAGCAAACATAAAAAATGGGGCATTGAGTCACAAAGAGTGCCTTTATCAGGTGCAACAAGTTTTGCTAAACATGATGTTATTATAAGTGGATTAAGTTTTGAATGTAAAATAAGAGGTGATGGTTTTAAGCAAATATACAAATGGTTAGAAGATAATCCTGACGGTTTAATATGCAGGGCAGATAGACAAGAAATGTTTGTGGTTTTACCAGAATCAACGTGGGTACAATTTTTAGAATGGTCAAAAATAAAAAAAAGTGATAGATGAAAAATATTTTACTTCTAAACAAATTATTCCAACAGACTTACCAGAAGAAACTTTATTTTTACACGTTCTTAAACAAGCAATTTACGATTTACAAGCACACAAAAAACAAGAGGATTATGACTGGTTTTTTTCAGATGATTGTAAACAAATTTGCATATGGACTGGGGTAAATCATAAATGGCTGATAAGATTTATAAACAAAAAATAAGTGATATTACAAAAAATTTACTTATTTGTGATGTTTTGGATCATGTCAAATACTGTATAAAAGAAGGATATTCTTTAAAAGATATAGTCAATATGTATCTACCTAACCAACAACCTAATTTAACCTGGGGTAATGTGATTAATGCATTAATTGTAGATCATAAACGTAGCTATATCAAAGCAATGCATAAAAATGTAAAAGATAATGAATATTAAATTATCCAAAAAAGATTTCCATGATGCTAATAAAATAGCAAAAGGCAGAATAATGACTGCTAAAAGTTGGAATTTAAGAAACCAACAACAAGACAAAACACGTTCAAACGCAGACATTGAAAAAATAGGTGTTTATGGAGAATATGTAGTTGCATTGGCCTATGATTTAAATACACCAGATTGTTGCGGATTTGATGATGGTATTGACTTATGGTTTGGTGATAAAACAATTCAGGTCAAAACAACTTATTATGAACATGGTCATTTATTATTTAAAGCTAAAGAAAAGTTTGTAGCTGACTTTGCAGTATTAGTTGCTGAAACATCATGTCAAAGAACATTTAAAATCATTGGCGCAACAAGTAGAAAAAAATTTTATGAACTTTGTTTTAAAAAAGATTTTGGCAATGGTGATATTTATGCATTGCATCAAGAAGATTTAGCAAAACCTGAAATATTCTGGCGGTATTTAATAGAAAAAAAATATGCCTGATATTAAAGATATTATAGAATTTATTGCAGTTTCCAGCGCAATATTATCGTTAAAATTTTATGGTGATCAAAAAAAATGGGCAGGATATTTTGGTTTGTTTAGTCAAATTTTTTGGTGGTCTTTTAGTTATGTAAACGAACACAATTCTATGTATGTTTTATGTTTTTTTTTAACGGCTATGCATATTAGAAATATTTGGAAGATGCAGAGTGAGGATAAATCATAAATTATTAGATTTGTTTTCAGGTATAGGAGGTTTTAGTTTAGGTGCTGAACGAAATGGAATTGAAACAATAGGGTTTGTAGAAAAGGATGAATTTTGTCAAAAAGTTTTAAAAAAGCATTGGAGCGATG